GTTGTTATAAATCGTGATCTTAGCAGGGGTCGCATAAAGGTGGAGACTGTCCCACCTGATGAATTCCTGATCTCTAGGGAAGCTAAGACGATTGAGGAAGCAAGATTCGTATGTCATAGGGTAAGGAAGACTCTATCCGAACTGCGGGAGATGTATCCGCACAAAGATATAGAAGCGGCTGATCTAGGCAGTGGCGACGAAGATTCTTTTTCAGGAGAGAGGTTTTCAAGGTATCGTTTTGACCTTTCCGCTGACTTTGAACAACCATGGGGCACCGGAGTGGAGTTTGAAGAAGCTCTACAGGAATACTGGTTACATGAGAGTTTCGTACGAACAGACTACGACAATGACGGCATAGCTGAACTGAGAAAGGTATGTACCGTAGGGGACTTTGTTCTTGCGAACGAGGAGATCGACAAAATACCCTTTGTCTCCCTGACCCCCATAAAAATACCCCACAAGTTCTTTGGCCTCTCCGTGGCTGATCTTGTGATGGACCTTCAAAGAATTAAGAGCATCCTGATGCGGAACCTCATGGACAACATGTATAGCCAGAACTTTGGCAGGTACGCAGTTCTTGAGGGACAAGCAAACTTGGACGACTTACTTACACAACGTCCGGGTGGTGTAGTCAGGGTTAAATCACCCAACGCAATTATGCCTCTGCCGACACCCCCACTAGAGTCCTACTCGTTTGAGATGCTGGAATACTTGGACAGCATACGGGAAGCCAGAGCTGGGGTTAGCAAGCACACTCAGGGATTGAGCGCAGACGCATTAACTTCCCACACTACAGCAACTGCTGTAAATGCTGTAATGACAGCAGCCCAGAGTAGGCTGGAACTGATTGCGAGAAACTTTGCTGAGACTGGCGTAAAGACACTGATGCAGTACATCTATGAATTACTCCAGAAGAACCAAGACAAGGAGCGCGTTGTTAAACTGCGTAACGAGTGGATAGAAGTCCGCCCAGACATGTGGCGAGACAAGATGGATTGTACTGTGTCTGTTGGTATAGGACAGGGTAATAAAGACCAGCAGCTCATGCACCTTTCCTCTCTCATGCAGTTTGCTTCCGAATCTTTGAGTGGTGGTTTGAGTATCGTCAACGAACAGAACATGTACAACATAGGGACTGCAATGCTCAGAAACATGGGCTTCCAGAATGTAGATGACTACCTTACCAACCCAGAGGATATACCGCCTGAACCAGAAGGCCCAAGTCCTGAAGAGGAAGCGGCTCAGGCAGAACTTGACCTGAAGCGCAAGGAGCTTGACATTAAAGCGGCAGATATACAGCTCAAGCTAATGAAGCTCAAGCAGGAAGGCGCTAAATCAGCGGTAGACGCACAACTTAAAGTAGAGGAGTTAAACCTTGAGCGTGAGCAGAATCGCGCCGTGGCTATAGGAGCAACGTGAACGACGAACTAAGAGAGGAAAAAGCCAAGCGCCTCCTCAACGACCCGCTTCTCAAAGAAGCATTTGAAACACTAAAAATAGACTTAATGGTTCGCTGGGAATCCAGCGGATCAAATGAAATCGAAGCTAGAGAATCTATCTGGCTTGCGATGAGACTGCTTGACAAGGTTCATAGCCACCTAGCTTCCATAGTGGAAACTGGGCATATGAACAAGATCATGGACAAGCAACACCCATTCATTTAAGAGGAATTAATCATGGCGGATACGCAAGAAGCCCCGCAGACAGCAGTACCTGATGGAAACGCGCAAGAAGGTGGTTTAATAGAAGCGCAAAACGCACTACTGAAGTTGCAGGAACCTGTAGAGGAAACACCTGAAACTGAGGAAGAGCAACCTACAGAAGAGGAAGAGTCTCAACCCGAAGGGGAAGACGAATCATTGGAAGAGGAGCCTGAGTCGGAGGAACTCGAAGAGGGGGACGAAGACGAGGGCGACGAGAGTCGCGCAGTAGAAGGAGAGGACTTATATGCCGTCACCGTAAATGGTGAGGAGCATACAATACCCCTTGACGAACTACTGAAAGGGTATTCGCGGCAATCGGACTACACCCGAAAAACCCAAGAACTGTCTGAACAACGAAGAAATATGGACTCTGCCCAGAACCAATGGCAGTCCGAAATACAACAGATTCAGGCGGAACGACAGGGGTACATGACGGCTTTACAATCTGTGATGGACAATTCGCTCGGTGCGATGGATCAATTTGCGGATGTTAATTGGGAACAACTCAAGAGTGATAACCCGCTCGAATATATAACCAAGCGGGATGAATTCAGAGAAGCCCAAGAAAACGTACGCACTATTCAACATCGTCAGCAGGAAGCGTCGCAAAGACATCAAGCAGAGATGGAAAGAACGCATGGGATGGTTCTACAAGAAGAGCATGGAAAACTGGTAAATGCACTCCCAGAGTGGGGTGAGCCAGCAAAGAGACAAGCTCTAGGCGGGGAACTAAAGGAGTATGCCGTATCTCAGGGGTATTCACCCCAAGAAATGGAAGCTCTTCTCGATCATCGACACTTCATTACGCTCTACAAGGCAATGAGGTTTGATAAGGCGTCGTCACCATCTGTTAAACAGAAGAAGGTCAAGAATAAGCCTAGAGTGATCCGTGCAGGATCGCCCAGAGGCAAGTCTGACGAATCAAGGTCGAAACGTACCAAATCAATGAAACGTCTAAGGCAGACAGGTCACATTGATGATGCGGCTGCTGCTTTAGAGCAACTATTAGGAGAGTAACTAATGGCAATTGCTAGTAACACGTCACTAACTTATGGTGCTGTGGCGATACGCGAGGATTTGTCTGACGTGATCTACAATATCGCTCCTATGGATACACCCTTTATGTCAGGTTGTTCAAAAACAACTGCTGACAATACATTCTTTGAATGGCAAACAGACTCAATTACTGCTGGCGCTGCTAACAGAAAAATTGAGGGCGACGATAATATCGGTGCCGATGCTAGGGTGCTTCCTACGCGACTTGGAAATTACACACAGATAAGTCAATATGTAAACCAAACTTCCGGTACAGATCAGGTAATGAACTATGCCGGGCATGGCAAAAACCAAGCCTATCAGCTCGCTAAGAACGGCAAACGTATGAAGAGAGACATGGAATCCATGCTCACTCAGAATATCGTACGTGCTGCTGGTGATGCTACTGAAGCACGGGCAACAGCGGGTATACCTGCGTGGATCAATACGGCCCACGTTGCAGGTGGTTCCGGTGGCTCTGCTTCTGCTGGTAGTATTGGTACGACCGCGATGGTAAACAACACATCCACGGCTGCTGCTTCAGAAGCCAACATCAAAGCAACTATCAAAGAGTGCTATGATGCTGGCGGCAGTCCTGACATGATGCTTGTTCCATCAAATGTAAAGCAGACTATCTCTGCTCTGTCTCAGTCGGTATCTGAACTCCGTACTGCTGCTAACAAGGAAGCTCCGGCTTCTGTTGTGGCGGCTGTTGACATTTATGTCAGCGATTTCGGCACGTTCAAAATCGTACCAGATCGAAACTTAGCTGCTGATGGTCCGGGTTCTGTTGCTGCAAACATCTTCTTTTTGGACATGGATTATTGGGCCATAGCTTGGCTACGTCCTTTCAATACAGTTGATCTTGCAAAGACAGGCGACTCTGTAAAACAGTTGCTAGTTGCTGAATACGGCCTCGTTTCAAAGAACGAAGCCTCAAGCGGCATTCTCGCATCTGTGAGCTAACAAGGTTGGGGCGGGGAAACCCGCCCCTTTCTTTAGGAGAATAATATGGTAGCACCAAGACGACGCCCTTCAGTGGGCAGGCCAACGCGGCCCAAACGTCCGCCAGCAAGACCCGGCAGACCCCCAGCAAGACCCGGTAGGCCACCAGCACGTCCCGGCAGACCAACACGGCCCGGAAAACCCGGACGACCGACTAGAAAACCCGGTGGTATCTCGACGGGACGACCCGGTAAGGGTGGTAATATTGCTCGTCCTACACGACCCGGTGGTAGAGGGCGTGGCGGCACAATGGGCAAAGTAGCCAAACCTCGTAGACGAAGGACAATGTACTAGCTGATGAGTAAGAAAAAAACAACCAAGTCGAAGAAGGCCAAAGCCACACCTAAGCACAAAACTCCCGGTGAGTGGCTTAGGGAGGCATACGTGACTAACGACCCCAAAGACGGAGCGCCTAAAGTGGCGGATATAGGTTATGTCATCTAAGTTTATCCTTGAAAATGATGGTGTTCGTCGCACTGATATGCAGTTTGACCAAACTGACAATACCTTTAACTTCAAGACTACGCAAAATGCTACTCCCATACTTGACGACAACAAGGCGAAGTACAATGCTTACGGGGATAAACTCTCTCTTGGTAAACGGGGAGAATGGCATCATGCTGCGTCTATCCCAATTACTATATGGGAGAAGTGGATGCAGGACTCTAATGGTGAGGTGGCAAAGGACTCAAAACTTCTAGCCGCCTACATCAATAATCCCGACTATAAGTATTTCAAAGTAGCCCCGACCAACATATAAGGTAAAAAGATATGATTGACCTAAGTAACATTTTAAGACCTCAAGCTACAACCCACACATTAAGCGCGACTACTTCCAGTGGTGCCACCGCAACATCTGCATTTGCGCCCCAAATACAGGCAGTCATGGTGACTGCAACTGCTGCCTGTTTCGTGGCTTTTGGTGCATCGCCCGCTGCTGCAACAACTTCAACATACATTGCAGCGGACACCCCATATTTGTTCCTAGTAAATGGTTCAGATAAGTGCGCGGCAATTACTGGAACAGGTACAGCATCGGTCTACATCACTGAAATGAGTAGATGAAGCAAGTCGCTATTGTAGGGCTTTCCCCATCGACTCACGATGATGCTCCTTACACCGACCCTGATTGGGAGGTGTGGGGCTTGCCGTGGGATAATGGGAGGTTTCCCTATTTCGATAGGCTCTTTGACGTACACCCACTAGAGTGTATAAAGGAGGCTATCCCATCCTTTTATCCACCTAATTACCTAGCTAGGTTGCGTGAATTAGACGTGCCTTTGTACATGCAGGAAGCCTACGACGAGATACCTAACTCGACGGAATACCCACTAGGGGCTGTGTCTGAGCTTGTTGGCGACTACTACAATTCTTCCATAGCCTACATGTTAGGGTTAGCCATCTATGAAGGTTACGACAAGATAGCCTTGTGGGGTGTTGATCTTATCGGTCAGGGTGGTTGGGGCCATGCCGATGAGTACATGGATGAACGACCCAACGTGGAATACTTACTGGGATTTGCTCGTGGCAAGGGAATAGATGTATGGTTGCCTGAGGTATGTCCTCTTCTTAAATTCGCCGGGAGGTTCCCTCTTGGGCGAGTTATACCGCATTATGGGAAGCGATACGGGTTCCTAAAAGAGCCTGATGACTTCTCCTACCTAACCCCTCCACCACCTGACTGGAAAGGTCATTCAAAGCCACCGGAATATAGAAAATGGCAATAGGAACTTATTCAGAATTACAGACGGCTGTAGCTAACTGGTTAGACAGAGATGATCTAACGGACAGGATACCTGAGTTCATCGCTTTAGCTGAAGCGAGAATAAACAGGGTCTTGCGCCTGCGCCTTATGGAGAACAAGTACACAGCCTCAACAGCAGCCGCACAAAGAAACTACGCCTTACCTACAGGGTATATACAGATGCGTAATTTCCAAGTTAATACCTCTCCCGTAACCCCCCTACAGTATGTAACTCCTGAAATATACGACAGGCTGTATGGCAGCACCAGTACCGGAACCCCACAATTCTACACTATTATCGCTGGGGAACTTCAGTTGGGGCCAATACCGGGTTCAGTTATGACCCTTGAGATGCTCTTCTACAAGAAGATTGCTGCTTTAACTACCCTTAACCCCACTGAGACTATGCTAACTGATAACCCCGATGTTTACCTATACGGGGCGCTGATGGAAGCAGAGCCGTTCATTATGAATGATGCGCGTGTCCAACTCTGGCATCAAGGATTTGAGCAAGCCGTAGCGAACCTACAGGAACAGGACAACAAGGATCGTCACTCAGGGTCCGCCCTTAGAGTGATGAATACGAGTGGCTACTATTGACAGCACCTATTACATGGGCTGAAGCCACCTCTCCTATCCTGTGGAGCAACATAGGGATAAACTGGAATACTGCTGCTTTAGGTAATTCAGCTACCTTTGCTGCAAATGTTGGAGAAACACATTCTGAAGAGCAGGGTATTGGATACGCTATAACATTTGGGGCTAATGTAGGACAGACGCTTGTTGTAGTACCAACAAAGCCAGTGGCTATTACAATGGCATTAACAGCAGCGCAAGCTGTTGGACATGATAAGACATTGGCTGAAAGTGCTATATTTGGAGCAGACTTAACATCATCCGTAACAGATAGATTGGATGCTGTAGAGAGTATAACATTTGCTGTGCAAGATACTTCTACATTTGGTCCGGGAACAACATTTACAGATGAGCCTATATATACAGTGACAATGGGTATTGGTGGGAGTACCTCGTTCTTGTGGAATGAGGATGATGATGTAACAACAACGTGGACAAAGGTGGACTATCCAAATTGATTAACTTAACTAATGGAATGACAGCAGACGGAGGTCTGAAAATGAAAGAAG